ATCCCTATACTCAGTATTATTGTTGGAATTGTTTTACATTTCATAGTAGTTTAAAATTCATTCATTCAAGAGAGAGTTAATAATATAACATTGTTAATATTTTGAGTTTGAAGTTAAAATATAGGGGGATATCGACATGGAAGAACTATGCAAGAGATTTCCAAAAATATGTAACTGTCCACATCACAAGGAGATAGACCATGATTTGGAAAGTGGCAAGACTCCCTACTATATTGCAAACTGGTTGGAGAAAACAGATTGTAAGATATCTGATACAACAATAAGAAGATATCAGAAATATTGTTTTGACAATGGCATTTTAGAACTCAAGAGTTCTATTCATTCCCCATCAAAGAACGAGGAAGACTTACTTACTAAACTTGAAGTGAAAGCACAAAAGGCAATAGATAATCTTGATTTAGAGAACTTAAGCGACAATGTGAAAGTACAATTCATTCTTGGAGCTTATAAGATACTCTATGGCAGCAAACATCAGTTAGACATGACTGGTGAATTCAGAAACGAAACTGCTGCAGTTCATGACATTGATGAAGATACATTGAAAGTGATTTCCGATGCAATCCAAAGAAGAAATAATCAATGAGATGTGCGAATGGTGCAAAGAAGATTTATACTTCTTTTACTGCAAATATATTGCATCTGATTTCCGTGAAATGGTAGATGCTCCACACATTGACATATTGGCTTCATCATTAACCAAACTGAAAAACAATGAGAACAATCGTTTATGTGTAGCGATGCCGCCAAGACACAGTAAATCATCAATGATAACATTAGCATTCCCATTATGGTTACTATCACAGGACAAGACACTCAACATACTAATAGTAAACAATAGTGCCGGCTTATCAGAGAAATTCGGTATACAGTTAAGAGAATATGTTAAACAGATAGGACCGGAATTCGACTTATACTTATCAGATGTCAAGCACTCCAGCACATACTTGATGTTCACCGATAGTCAAGGCAAACTATACAAAGGAAGCATCCGACTAGTTGGATCCAGTGGAAGTATCACAGGGCAAGATGCAGATTACATTATACTCGATGATGTCTACGCTGGATTCGATGACATAACCCCAAGCCTATTACAGAAGAAGATTGACTGGTTCAAGACCATTATAGAGCAAAGGATAGAACCGCACACTAAACTGGTTATACTCCACACAAGGTGGCATTCGGAAGACCTCCAGGGATATTTGAAAGACAAGTACCCTGATGACTATGAGTTCCTGGAGTTCCCTGCAATAGATGAGAACGGCCAACCATTATGGCCACAACGATATACTATTGATGACTATAGGAAGAAGCAAGAGGCAATGGGTGAAAGACAATTCCAGGCAATCTACCAACAACAACCATTAGACCTAACTTCAGATTTCTTCTACATGGACCATCTCATATTCGAGGACCAGTTCGATGATTATGCAATAGCAAAATGCAGAAGTTGGGATATAGCAAGTAGTGATGATAAGCTTGGAGACCAACGAGACTATACAGTCGGAGTAAGAATGTGCAAAACCGGTAATGGACAATACTGGATATTCGATTACGAAAGAGGACAATACGGCAACGATGTATTGCACATAATCAAACAAACCGCCAAACTCGACACACCAAACCATAAGATACTATTAGAGACCGGTACGAAAGGCGGAGCGTCCGGTTTATTATTTAACGATTACAAGAAAGCATTACCTGGATACAGTACCATACAATCAGACCCAAAAGGAACTAAAGCAGACAGAGCAACACCATTAAGACATGCAATATATGATGGATTGGTGCATGTCATGATAAAGAATGACAACCGACGTCAAGCATTCATTGATGAGTTCAAGGCATTCCCAAACAGCAAGCATGATGATATAGTTGATGCTGTGGCACATGGGTTCAATTACTTGAAACAGTTCAATGGCAATAGTGTCAAGACTGGGGGAACAAGAAGAAGGAGGCATATAAGATGATTGGCATTTACTGTTATCAAGATACATTAAATGATAATGAGATTGTATATGTTGGAAAGGACAGCAACATTGACAGGAATGTCAGATACAATGCACACTTGAAACCATCTCAATATGATCGTCAACAAATCAATAGAGTTATCCAAAACAATCCTGACAGATACAAATATACTGTACTGAAGAAATGGAAAAGAGATGAATACAATCCAAACCTTGCAAATGCATTGGAGATACTCTACATCAGAAGATACAAACCGTTGTTTAACTTCACGATTGGAGGAGAAGGACTTCTCGGAGTTCCAAATGGTATGAAAGACAAACACCATTCAATCGAAACTCGTAAGAAAATAAGTGATGCAAACAAAGGGAAAGTGTTTTCAGAAGAACGCAAAAAGAAAATGAGCGAAGAGAGAATGGGAACAAACAATCCATTTTATGGTAAAACTCATTCTGAAGAACATAAAAAGAGAATGAGTGAATTAATGACTGGTGAAAACAACCACCAATATAAAGATTATTTTAGGATTATAAAACAAGGGATACGTCGCAACAAACAACAATACAGCATTTACAAAGATGGCAAAGTAATTAAAACAAGTGTTTATCCTGACAGACTCTTGAAATGGTTCAAAGAAAATTATCCTGATGAAGAATTAAAGGAGTTGCATAATCAATGAGCATTCTTTCAGATTTAAAAAACAAATTATTCAAAACAACAACTATTAATCCAATCCCTGCACACACAAACCATAAACTGAACCGATACAGTTTAGGCACAACAGAACCCTTACTGAAATACTCAACAGGAATGGACATATTGGCAGACACTACAGTTTCAATGTGCTATGATATTTTAAAATATCTCCTATCCAGTAAGCAATGGGTACTGATTGCCAATGAGAACGATGACCAGGGAGTATATGATTTCATCAATGAGATGTTATTCAACATGGAAACAGAACTCCAGGAAGTAGTTAAAAGAATGATTGAAGCTACACTATGGGGACATCACATTGAAGAAATGATATTTGAGATTAACAACGATGGCAGATTGGTATGGAAGAACACAGTACCATTATCAATAAAGACATTGCAAGACGAACCATTCGTTTATAATGACAATGGAGAGTTAATCAGCATCTATCAAAGATACGGTGAAAAGGAAGCAACCATTCCAATCAACAAATGTTTGAAATACACATTCGGAGATTACAATACAGATTACGGTCATGGAATATTATTAGATGTCAAAGACCTTGTGGAATACAAGATGAACACTACCAACTGGTTATTGACATTCCTGGAAAGACATTCACTTCCATCACTCGTAGGTAAGACTGATGATCCAACCAGCAGAGATGAAATGTTACTTGCATTTGAAGACATGCAAGATGGAACTCTTGGTATGACTGTTGGATTGAATGATGAAGTGAGCGTGTTGGAGTCCAATCATCATGGAGAAACTTTCTTTAATACATTCAGTTACATTGACAATCAGATTGTTAAACGGTTCTACATTGGTGACTTGATTATGGGTACAACCTCTTCTGTAGGTTCCTATGCAAGAACCAATACTCAATTGGATTTCTCACAGTTAGTCTTTGATGGTATCCTTGAGGAAATCGCAAACTGTATTCAAAAGCAGGCTATCAACCGTATTGTTGAATTCAATTTCGGAGACATTACTTTAGCTCCGACTTTCAGTTTCGATAAGTTCAAGACTGGAGATATCAAGACATTGTTTGAAGTTATTAAACCATTGATAGATAGTGGTGTTGTTGATAGTGAGAATGATGCTGTGCAGGATAGTATTGCGATGATGTTTAAAAAGGAAACTGGATTGAATTATGTTAATGATGGTCCGGTCATGCCTGAGGAAGATTTTAGTTATCAGGAACCGGTTGATGAAGATTTAACTGATAGTATACTTACAGATTTAGACGATATTTATGCCGAGTCAGGACAAACTGATTAAACAAGGGATACGATATACTGATTCTTTGTTTAATGAGATTAGCAAGAGGATTGAGCAAGGTGTATTGTCCACTGATACTTTGGAGGCTTTCCTTGACAAGTACCATAAGGCTTATCCTGATAATGGTAATCCGTTGGTGACTTTGGGTTATGATAAGGAGATGATTAAACTCATCTTATCAGAGACTAATAACCATAAGTTCACAAGGCCAAGTCAAAAGGAATTGGTAAGGGTTACTATTGAGAATCGTGTCGGTGAGAACATCGTTGATGTTGGAGATGAGATACGTGATAGTGTCCGTGATATTGTTAAGGACGGTTACAATAATCGGTTGAGTCAAGATGAGATTGCAGCGAACATCAGTAGTAAAGTATCTGGTATTAAGAACCGTAGGGCAAGAGCAATCGCAAGAACCGAAATAGCAAGAGCCGCCACAGTCAGTGATTACATCATCAACAAGGAAATGGGAGCAACTCACTTCTATGTTGAATGCCGTAACACTGCTT